CTTCTACATCAGGTTTATCACCTTTAATTAATATGTTAATAGCTCCTTCTGGAGTTTTTAATGTAACTTTTCCCATACTAAAACTACCTCAAATCAATTGTTATTGAGCCATCAGAACCTACACTGGATGTGTAAGTGTTACCAGTTCCTGTTGATATAGCTTTGTTAATAACAGCCATAGTGCTGTTGTATGAATCTTCACTCATGTGATTTTTCTTATTAGCAAAATCTGTAAAAACACTTTCTAATTCTCTTTTAGGTTGTCCAAATATAGTTCTTAATTCTTCAAAAGCCTGTAGATTTTCTTCAAGTGGTTTAAGATAATTTATATTTCCTAACAATTCCTGTAATCTTGTAATATCACCTTCTGACACACCGTTACCAGTTTCTTTTGTTAAAAACTTTTTATATTGAGATATTAATCTTTTTTGTAAAATTTCAATTTGTTTTTGAGGTGTAATATTATTTTTAATTTCTTCTTTAGTTAAATTGTATCCTTTAGAATAATCAACTCCTCCACCAATGCCTAAAGGTTTTAATAATCTTTTTCCACTATCTAATAAAAGAGTTACTGCTGATGATGTAGGTTTTCCGCCTATTTGTTTTACTAATCTTTCCATTTCACCAATAGCATTTTCAGCTTCTAATACATTAACATAAGCATTTGCATGAGCTTTTGCCTCTGACTCAGCATTTAAAAATACTATGTTGTTATTACCAGCGACATATCCTTTATTAATTTTAAGATTAGGTTGATTTAAAATTCTTGCTTCGGTTAATTTACCTTTAGGGTCTACGCCTTTGTTTTCAAATTCTAATCTTTTTATATCTAAAGCATTTTTAAGTTTCATTCTTTCTAACATGCCTTTGTTAGCATAACCTCTAAATTCTTTAGCTACTCCTGCTAAAGCTGCTCTTTTTTCTTTCAACGTAGCTAATTCAGCCATTCTAGTTGCTTTGTCTTCGCCAAGAGCATACTTACCAGCAGCAACTTGACCAGCTCTAGCTTCTGCTTTTGCTTTCTCAAACAATGGCATGGCTTTCTGACCTGCTTCTCCTGCCGCTCCTATGATATTAGATAAGTTGAAGTCTTTACCAGCTCTGTTTTGCATCAGAGATAAACCTAAAGACATAAGAGCTAGTTTGTTATCAGGCTCTCCAGATACATCTATACCTGTTGCTTTAGCGAAGTCAGCTTTATATTCTTCTAAACTTTTTCTAGTTTTATCTGTTTTAGTATCATCACCATAAATATTATTTATATCGTCCATAGCTTCTTTAAACAAACTTTGTTGAGCTTGTGCTTTTTTTTCTTCTGCACTTAAAACAGGTTCTCTCATTTCAGGTGTGATGACTTCCATTTCAGCACCTTCTTGAGACATATCTCCTAATTGTGTAGATTCTTTTTTAGCTTGTTCTATCGCTGCTTGTTCTGCTTCAAATTCACCAGGCAAGTCCATAGTTGATCTTTTGGTTGCTTCACCAGCATTACTTTCAATACCTGCAAATTCACCTGCGTTTCTTTTTTCTGTTTTTGCAAGTTCTTTTAAAGTTTGACCTATTTTTGGATCTTTCCCTATACCACCTAAAGGTATACTTTTATCTATAGGCAAACCAATTTCAATTCCACCAGTGCCTGTTGCTATGTTTTGAGCTATCTCTTTTCTTCTTTTTTCACTAGGTTGATTTAAATAATCTCCAAATATATTTCCAGCAGGATTAGTTAAAGCACTTATACCTCCAGTAAGTAATCTACCAGCTTCTAAACCCGCAAGAGGTATGTCCATTAAAAAATTAAGAGCTTCACCACCTTTAGTATCTGGTTTACCATACATTTGTTCCATATTTTGAACTGGAGGAATAAATGTTTTAGCTCCTTTTCCCTCACCTAATAAACCTTGTCCATAGAAATTAATTAAATCTCCAAGAGTTTTGTTTTTAGGAACTAATTGATCGACCACGCTTTTTGGTAAAACCTGCCCTAATCCTGAACTTAATCTTGGTTGTCTAGCCATGCCTAACCTTTATGAGCTTTTTTGACCGCCACCAAAAGGTGCGATCTGTGACAATGTTGTGTAAGCACCTATACCTTGTAAGAATGGATTAGCAGAAGGTGTTGTTGCTTGTGTAAACGTAGACGGAATACTTGCACTTGGCATTCCTTGTAACAGGTTCTGACCTAATTGTAGTCTTGTAAAAGGCTCTTGAGCTGATTGCATTTGATTTTGTCTATAAGCATCTAGTCCTGCTTGTTGTTGTGCTTGTCTCATTGCACCTAATTGACTTAATTGGGACACATCTGCTTGACCTAAAGCCTGTTGTAAACGACCTATATCTGACGTTGTACCCGCCAAAGTTCCAAATGCCTGACCAATACCACCTGATAATCTTCCTGCGTCTTGCGAAGCCTTTAGAGCTTGTCCAAAGCCACTTGAAAGTAACTTTGACAATGTATCGCCTTTGACTTGTTGTAATCCTCTTTCAGTTTCCGCTCTTTGCACACCTTCTCTTGACCCACCAAAAGCTCCAGATCTAATTGCTGATGCATCAGAACCAGCTCTACGCATATCAGCTTGTCTGTTTAACTGACGCATTGCTACATCAATGACTTGATCTTGAAATGGGTCTTGAAACTTTTTTATAGATTCAGGTTGTAGAAAACCAAGACCGCTTGTTAGGGCTTGTTGTGCAGCAAGAGCTTGATTTGCTGATCCTTCAATGAAAGGCTTATAACTACCTGTCATTTGTTCGCCTAAACCTATTGCCGCAGAACGAAGTGGGTCCATTCCAGCAATTTGATAATCAGGCAGATTTAAAGGAGAATCTAATAAACCTGGTGTCGTTTGTGTTTCACCATCAAATTCACCGAAGCCCGTTTGTAAAAGACGTTTTTGTAAACCTTCAAGTTCAGGAGGTAATCTTTGTATATTTTCATAGGTTTGAGTTGCCATTAAGCTCTAGCCTCCAAGTTGTCCATCATATTATAGGCTCTTTGAATACCTTTTCTTTGGTTTCCGCCGCCTAATCCTTTAACTGCGTCTTTTGTTAATACAAATTCACCTGCCATAAGCATAGCAGGTACATCATCTTTACGTCCAGAGCCTTCGCTTGGGTCTATGCCACCATTCCTACGAGGGAAACCCATTTCCCCACCCATATTAGCATATGTTATACCTCCAAGTTTACCACCAGGACCACCATAACCAAAAGGTCTTCTTTCATATTCTGATCTCATATCTTGATCTTCATCGTCACCAGCTAATAACTGCATGATTAATCCAGCAGATAAACCTTGACCTAGACCTGAACTTAAAAATTTATTTGCAATAGTGTCATCACCAATACCTAATGCATTTAAGAAACCACCAGAATTACCACCACCTGTAGTTACACCTTTAATACTTTCAGACGATGCATCAGTTCCTACTTTTGAAACTGCATCTGGAACTAATTGATTTCCAGCAATTTCTGCTTTAGAAAATTCTCCAGCTTTAAGTGCGCCTTGTTTTGTAGCATTTGATCCAATATTAGATCTAGCCTCTGTTCCAGCTCCACCACCAAACATAGCACCTAATCCACCTGATAACAAACCAGCCATGATAGCATCTTTGTTTTTACTGCCACCAAGTTTACTAGCCACAGCTCCTGTCAACGCTCTTGATATAAACGGACTAACAGCAGATGTACCGAACAATTGTCCTAAACCAGCCCCAACAGAAGGTCCTGCGACTGCACTAATAGCTATTGGAGCAAGTTGTTTTAATAATTTACCTATACTCATAAGATTATATTACCTCAATTTTGTTAATTCGTCTATGTCTTAACTTTTATAGTTCCATTATCATTAAATAAAGCACCAACTTCTAAATCAATATCACTCGTAGGTAAATCCGTCAAAGTGATCTTAGTGCCACGAAGTTCGCCAGGATTTTGTAATTGCACTACAAGTTGACTTAAACTTCTTACCATTTCATTAAAATATTGAACATCATACTCATCTGGCGCTAACGAAAATGTAGGTGGTGCTAATTGTCTACTCATCTATCTCCATCCGCTCTTAAATCCACTCTGTTTGTTCCTAATCTCCAATTAACCTTTTGTGTAGTGCTTTCTACTCTAAGACCAAATGACCTTCCACGCAATCTTAAATGATTAAGCTCCGTAGTCGGTGTAACAGTGTTTGTTGATGTTTTAACAAAACCACCATTTGGAGATCTTTGTGCTTTTAATGAAAAAACAGCTTGTTTGTCGTTTAAAGATATATCATCATCACTGTTGTCAAAACTTACATCAGGTATCATTCTTCGTAAGAAAACAAACTGATCTCCGTCTTGTATATCAATCGGACTAGATTCAATAAATGATGTAAAAGCAGTGCCATCGTTATCATTACCTTTTTCGTGATTATAAAGAAGATTACTGTCTGTGGATAAAGGATATTGATACACTCCTCTGTCAATCCATGATGTTCTTGCTAGTGAGCCAACGTACCAGATTTTCTGATCATAGTTGTATACAACATATTTATCGTTTTCGTCTGTACCGCCATTCGCACCAGAATTGGTTTCAGAAGGATAAAACCAAAACACTTCTCCAAAAGCAGAGTTGACACCCGCAAAAACTTTATCTGATTGTGTTTCATTAAAATTTTGAAATACATGATCTCTTACAGAACAAGGTATAACTTGAACACGACCATCATAAATATAAAAACGATCATAACCCATCCAAAACACAGAATCACCTACGGCTACTGCGGAATTAAATCCTCTTACTGTTATGGCACTTGCTAATTGATTAATACCAAAAGTAAAAGGAGGACCTATAAATTGCATACTATGAACAGATGTGTCTGTTAGAACAATTGTTTCTCTTCTTGTTTTTACTGCTGTAATAATTTCTGAACCAGAACCAATTCTCAAATCACCCGCAGTATTAGTTGCACTAGGTGTCCAAAAAAAAGGATTTTCTTGTGAGCTAAATCGAACAAGTAATCTATCTTGAACTGATGAACCTATAGGATTTGCACCAAAACAAATAACATGACGATCTCGTTCTGATACAATAACTTTACGAGATTTTGTTGGTGCAGCATCAGATAATTCTATTAAATTTTTTGCTCTTACATTAGTTCCAAGAGTTTTATCCCAATAAAATACAAATCCATCTTTTTCATTTAAAATTAAATCTTCACCAAAATTATCTTGTGACCATAAACGTAGAGTGCCACCACCAGCAGTCTCGCTAGAGGCAGAACCCCAACCATCTGCTCCCCAAGTTCCAGCGCCCCATCCATCACCTGGAACAACAGTATTAATGCCAGTGTTTATTTGATATTCGGCATCTGCTGAACCTGCACTAGACAAAGCAGCGGAAGCGTTTGCAGACAATGTTATAGTATAAGTTGCTGTAGTTGGCACAGTTATGATTTCATGCTCTATGTTAAGTTGTTCATTAAGAGAAGTGTTGCCAGTATTAGCATTACTAAATGTAACAAAATCTCCTACTAAAGATCCATGAGAAGAGTCGTTTACAGTTACAGTCGTGCTTGAAGTTGATGTTATGAAGGTAATAGCCATATTAAGAACCACCTACAGTAACAGTTGATTCATTAGTTATTGACACTGTAACAGAACCAAGACCCGTAGTTCCAGTTAAAGATATAGCCTCAGGAGGAATATTTATTGTAACTGTTCCAACTTCTCCTGTTCCTATTGATAGAACGCCAGAATCTGGATTTCTTGCTAACACAGGAACATCTTGAGATCCAAACACAACAACAGTACCTACTTGACTAGTACCTGCACTTCCAGATGCTAGAGCCGTAACTGTTACCCCTCCTAAATCAAATACAATCACACCACTTACAACTTTGCGTCTTATTGGCGTAATATCTTTATATTCTAGTGATTCTTCAACATAAAATTTTTTTTCAGTGCCTAACCCTAAATATTTATTACCTTCTAAATTTGCCCAAGAATGTAAGGAACGAGAAGAACCAAGAAAAGTATTTGTTGAATATTTTTCCCATCCTCCTATTTTCTCTGGGTAGCCAAAACGAAATCGAACAAGATCACAATTATTCCACCCACCCTTATTAGAATAAGATGTTGTTTCTCTGTTTATTCCTGGTCTAAATTTTAAAGAAGTAATTGTCATACAACGATTTTACCTCAAAACATTAATTATAGCAACCTGTCGGACTAAAGGCTAATTGAAATTAGTCTTTAGCATTTATTTGAAAAATTTCGTTTAACTTTTCTGCATTTTTGGACATAGTAGGCAATGGATTTATCATCTGACCCACATGTTCTTCCTTTATACCAGCACCAAAATAATTGAAATTTATTGTTATTCTGTACGGTGCGTTTGTAGGTGAAGAACTTGAATGCATAGTCGTTGCATCAAACAATAACAATCTGTTTTCAACAGCTTCAATTTCAGTCCCATCTTGCATAGTCGTTGGAGCATCACATGTTGTTAAATAAAATAATGCTCCTTGGTGTTTAAAATCTGTATCTCTATGTAAGGCGTGATGTTCAACTTCTCCACTCGTACTTGGAAAGTACAAATTACCTTTAATTCTATGAATACCTTCCATATATATTTTAGATGTCAAATTAGCTATTGGCGGTATTTTTATATCAGAAAGCCAACCTCCCTCGTATACATGATATATCATGGTCGCAAAATATTGGTCTTTATTGTTAGTGTCATTAGAATTTATTCGACCTCCTAGTTTCCAAGGAAATGATCCATCTGCCCCAAAGTATTGTTTTATCTGACCATACTGTTCTGCATTTAAAAAATTATCATATACAACATAATACATGTGAACTCCTAACTAAAATTCGGTCCATGAACCCAACAAACCAAGCTATATCTAGTACCTTTAGTCACTGGCTTTACACCATGTGTAACATAGGAAGGAAAGAATACAGCTGTTCCTTGCTCCTTTGAGTCTTCTACATTGAATTTATTAACATCATTAGGAAAATCTAATGTACCACCTTCATAGTGCTCTGGAGAAGTTAACTGTATGGAAAGAGACAACTTTCTTACTCTCTGATCCTTACCCACATCATCATATATTGCATCTTCATGTGGCTTATAAAATCCTTGGTTGCTTTCATCGTACTTTGTTATTTGAAAATGTTCACATTCTTCTAAATCAAAATTATAAAATTCTGAATTTATTTTATTTATCAATTGCATTACTGGAATATACAAATCTAGATGTTTAATTGTTCCTGTCAACCAACTTATCTCACTCTTTCTAAAAGTATTAGTTTTACTTTCATCACCAATGATTGCTTTTTTGAAATACGGACTTGATCTTTCTATGATTGTATTACATAGGTCTGCACTTATAGCTTTTTTTACTACTATTATATTTCTTTTCATATAAATATCTCTATCTTTTGTAAAATTATTCTACGGTGTCATAATATAAAGTTGTGGTCTTCGATCATATTTATATTTTGGATAATACTCACCGTCTTTTTCAATATAATGCAAAAATATGTTCGAGTGGCTTTCATATGTAAGTTTATGTCTCCAATGTTCTAACTCTATTCCATTATATAGAACTCCTTGACCGGGTTCTAAAACATGTTTTTTATCTTCAACATAGAATGCCCAATCATCTCCTCCCTTGCCACCAAGACTTATACTTACACTAACTTGGCATGATTCTCTATCTTTATGAGAAAAGCAATCTTGATTTTTATAATATCTCCTCCAAAACGAATAAGTGGGGACAAGCTCTTTACCATATATCTTTTGAATTTTTGGTTTTAAATAATGTAATAAAAGTTCTGTAATTATATCACCATATTGTTGATGAGTATTAGCAAAAGGAAGATCGCTTGGCGTTTTTTCCATCATATTATTGTCTAGTATATAATCTATATGCGATCTATATAGATCAAGTTGACTCGATGTAAGACAGTTTATTTTCTTATTCATATATGAAATATAATGCATTTATATTTAAATGTAAATTTTTTTTGCACGATTTAAAAGTAATTAAAATTAACTACTATTCTTTCTTCTTCATCTGTTTGTGTAAGTGTCGCATGTTCTTTAGGTGCATTAAACGTAAGAATTTTATTTGACTCTGATATAACTTTTACACCATCTGATTTAAATACTGTCGCACCATTACATTTATTTATATACAGTATTGAAGTAAAAGAGTCATTATATTTATAATCTGCGTGCCAATTTGTTACTTTATGTTCTTTTGTTTTAAGCACCAAATTTGCTCTAATTTGTATTGGCGCTCTGCAACCTAACTTTTGTAATATTGGACCCATTAATTGATAAGCATCACTCTTTGGGATGCCTTCACCATAAAAATGATGCGAAAACCACGAAATATCTTTTTTGCCTATATCTGTTGTGCTCGTTTTTCTATACCAAGGAGTAGAAAGAGCAAATAGATAATTACTTAATTCAATAAATAAATCATTTTCAACAAAATTGTTTTTAATATACATGGTTTAAGTATTGAGTTTATGACCAAGGAAAAGTAGGATTGTCATCTGAATCAACTTTGCCGTTAGCTCCATTGATTTTTTCAAGAAATTCAAGTTCTTTTTCAATTTGTGATTTGATATTTGCTATTGTTTCTGAGCCTACTCTAGATTCAATCCAACTAACTACATTTGCTTTTGTGACGTTAGTATAGGCAGTAAAACCATCTGATATATTGTCAACATTCATGTCAATATCGAAACCACCAACTGCGTTAACACTACCTATAGTTTCGCTTGTACCAACGATTGAAGCAGTAACTCTTAGTATTGCATCTGTATATGTAGTCCCGTCTTTAGTAATGTCTTTTGTATATAATTTACTTATTGTCCATGCATATGTTGCCATTTATTTTCTCCTAACTTTGTACTGTGCCTTGAACTGTGCCATTATTTGTGAAGGTTAGTGATACTCCTCCAGCTTTTTCAACTGCTAAACCTGCTGCACCACCAGCACCAGCAGAACCACCAGCACTTCCAGATGTTGTAGATGATGTGCCTGTAGCTCCTGAAGCACCACTTGCTCCTGAAGCACCATAATCAGCTCCAGTACCACCAGTACCACCTGCACCACCATCACCCGCTGATCCAGTAGCACCAGCAGAACCACTTGCTCCCGAGTCACCCGCTGGAAGGTTATTAAAACCTCTGCCTAAACCACCTGCACCACCTGCACCACCATTATGTCCAGCTGTTTGTGATTGTGATTGTTGAGGAAATTGCCTATAAACTTCATAGTATACACCACCTCTGTGTGATCCTCTATAGTATGTATACTGACCAGAAGTGATAGATGTAGTTGCAGTTGGAGTTCCACCAGATGGAACATATCCAGCTGGACTTGTCCAATTCCATAAAATTTCCCATGAACTAGTGTATTTGCCCCAATAATAACCTGGCTGGAGTTGTCTGTATTGTGGACCTTGTTGTCCTGTTGTCTGTTGTTGTTGTTGCAGTGTGCCACCTAAACCACCACCACCTGCACCACCTCCGCCTCCGCCACCTGCGAAGATAGAACCATTATTAATTATTGTGGCAGTAGAAGCTATTTTAACAGCATCACCACCAGCTCCTCCCGCTGATCCATTGCCACCATTGGCTGACCCAGCACTACCACCTGCACCACCACATCCAACAATTGTACCATTATTAGTGATTGTTATAGTTCCATCGCCACCAGAGTCTACTTCAAGACCATATTCTGCGATGTCATCCGCACCAAGAGTAGTGTTAGCAGGAATAGTTACTGACTTTGGATAGTCAACTGCATAATCATCGCCAAATTGAGCACTTAAATTTGATTCTGTAATACTACCAGTTGCATAAGTAAAAGAGAAACCTTTGGCTGAAGAGTAATAATCACTTGTATCAATAGCACCTGATGTTGCTACAGAAGCCGCTAAGTTAGTCGCAGGATTATTTGCAGCTTTCTTTCGTATATTTGAACCACCTCTATAAAGATCACCAAGACTAATTGCACTAGAACCACCTACGAACTCAGTTCTTAATGATGAAAAAGATAAAGATTGTCCAGAACTTGGTATAGCCATTTAGTTCGCCTTTAATTCATTTATTTCTGCTTTAAGTTCTTTTATAGCTTCAATTAATACTGACGTTATCTTACCATAATCTACTGATTTGGTTTGTATTTCATCGTCTGCCGTAAGAACAACTTCTGGTAAAACTGCTTCCATATCTTGTGCTAAAACACCAACTTGCTCTCTAGCATCTTCTACATCATTTCTTTTGTAATAAACACCTTGCATATGCATAACTTTTTCTAAAGCATTTTCTATTGGTTGTATATCTGTTTTTAATCGTTTATCAGAAAAGGCAGTAACATCATTATTAAAAGTCGCTGCTCCCGCACCAGACATATCTATAGTTAATGCAGTTATTTCGCTACTATTATCTACGCCTTTTATTATAAAATCTTTGTCGTTAACATTGGTTTTGATAACATAATCACTTGATGAGTTTGTATGAGTAGCTATTGCTGTGCCAGCGTCTTTGAATATTACATCTGCTCCATCTGCATCAAGTATAATATCTCCAGCAGAATCAAATGTCATGTCACCAGAGTTTGTCTTCACTGTACCAACATTTACAGAACCACCAGATAAATCTAAATCTACAAAAGCATCAACAACTGCGGCTCCACTGCCTGCACCATCTAAATATACTGCTTTAGCATCTCCAGGACCGATAGTTATACTAGCTCCACTACCTTGACTAATTACAATATTTTGTGATCCACTCGTTGCATTTTCAATAATGTGAAATCTTTTAAGTGTGTTTGGACCAATAGTTATTGTACACGAAGAATCAAGTGTCCCCGTATATTTAAGAAACATCGCTCTACCAGCATCAGTTGAACCATCGGCTATGGTTGTAGTATGTGTGTCTGCATTTGTAGTGATGGCTTCAGTACCAAAACCTAATGCTTCACCAATAAGCTCAAGGTTCGTGTTTGTCGATGCACCCCATGTACCCGATTCATCACCAGTACCAATCTCTTTTAATCTAAGGTTATTAACATATGTCGCCATTACGCTGCCCTTTCAATCCAATTTGCCAATTGTGTTGTCGTAATTAATCCGTAATTTGCCAATTGTGTTGGCGTAATTAATCCGTAAACTTGTTCTTCTCCAGTTCCACCTGTAGCCTCAAGTCCTGTTAAGGATAACACAGAACCACCACTGATGGCAAGTGTACCTGCTGAAATTGATAAGCCAGCCAATGTAACTGCCATATTAACGTCAACAATTATCGATTCACTGCCTAATGCCGTTGTTCCAACAACATTTGTAACAGGAGCACCCGTAGTTGTACTTATTGTATATACAATAGGAGTGTTGGCTTGACCACCCATACCAGAGTGATTAGTACAATAATAATAAAGAGTTGGTATTACAGTTCCAGAAGTTACTTCTATTTGAGTATATGCTCCAGCACTTCCAGGTGTACCATTTGTTGTTACTCCAGTTGTGTATTCTGAACCACCACCATGTGTACCATTTGAAGTTGTACTAAATCTTAATGGATGACCACTATTACTACTATCGCTTTGATCAAATCTGTAAGTGTTTCCCTCAAATAATTCTAAAGTTGCTTGTTGAACACCATCAACAAAATATTTGTTAGCACCGCTAACATCTTGAACAGTAATTGTTTTGGTTACTGTAGAAGCTTCATACCCACTTATAAGAGCAGAAGCAGAAAGACCAGTTTCAATAACAACACTAGTTCCAGTTACACCTTCGTCACCAACCGCTCCAGTTGCGGACAGTCCAGTAGCCACAAACTTCATTTGTGCATCTACTACTTCATTGCCAATCGCTCCAGTTCCAGCAACGCCAGTTACACTGAAATTACAAGCTCCAATTATTGTTGGAGTTTGGACTAAACCTTGAGCAACATTTGTGGAAACTGCAAGGGTCTGTCCTACATCGGCAAAAACACCACCACCCCATATATGATCTCCCCAAGCAGAAGAACCCCATCCAGACAGAAATCCAGATGTTGCTGAAACCCCAGTGACACTAAATGTTATTGGTATTTTTGCAAGGACATTACCAACAGATGCTGTACCTACAACGGAGGTAGCAATGGTAATATGTACACTACTAGCTGATACAGTTCCTATAGAACCAGTTGCTTGAAGACCAGTTTCTACGACAACACTAGTTGCTGAAACACCTTCGTTTCCAATTTCTCCAGTTCCTGCGACACCAGTAACAGCAAAAGAGGTATTACCAATACCTCCCCAACCTACAGCATCCCAAGCACCTTGACCCCAACCGTTAGCCATGAAACCTCACAATTGTTCGGTTAGGCTATTCTTATAATAGCGTTTGAAGCATCAGCAGTTGGAAACTGAACAGTAAATGTACCTGATGTTGAAGTTTTATTAGATGTAAAATCTAATACACATACAGCTTTATCACTATTTGTATCATTATATATTAATGCACCCATAGCCGTAATAGTTGCTGTAGTAAAACTTATATCAGCAAAATCTGTGAAAGCAGTTGTACCAGAAGTAGACGGAGCTACTTTTGTTAAAGCACCACCACCTGCTGTATAACTACCACTATTAGCAATTTCACCAGTTGTTGTGTAGGCAGTTGTTGCTGCTCCTAATGTTGCAGTAGTAGAAGATTTACCACCACCACCTTCTGCATAAAGTGCTAATTTAAAAGCATTTCCGTTTGTTGCAAAGTTATGTGTTCCTAACATCAATTCTTGTTTAAATGATGTACACATTGCTTGTGCTATTGCCATATTATAATCTCCTTATAAGTTCAGCCGTTTGTTTTTGACCACCTGATAGTAAGGCTTGAATGATAGTACCACGCTCTTCTCTTCTTGCCAATAGTAGATAATGATACATGACATTTTTAAGATGTTCTCTAAATTGATTTGCTTGTTGCCTTATGTGTGCTGGAGCTTCGTCTGATATGCTCACTATCTTATCAACGGCTAAATCTGCAATTTGTTCGTTTGTTAGACCTCCTTTATCAGATGTCATAACATTAACAGTTCCAGCTTGTGATATTCCTACATTAAACATTTATTTCTCCTCATAACTAATACCAGGTATATCGTCTCTACCAATTAAATTAGGCTTTGAGTCCAATGGTTCTGGTGGTTCTAATTTTGATTTCTTTGTTATTAACATACT